TTTTGAGGCGCAAATTCGCGTTGCGTTTCATCGCGCCTCCGAGTCTATTCATGAAGCGACAAATGGTCGCGCGGTGATAGTGCAAGATGACCGGCTTGCGCTCGCTAAAACGCGCAAACGTGCGACGCCGTTTGAGAAAGCCGTCAAGACCGTAAAAAAGGATAAGACGCTGACCGACGAGCAGACAAAAGCGATTGCGAAGGCCTTGCTGGAAGCGTACAAAATGGTGAAGGGGGCGTAATGCTCCCCTTTTTCTTATAGAGTCTATATGGGGATTTCTGTCATGCAAAAAGCTGACCGTGTTTATATCGAGCGCAAGATGCGAGCGCGTAGCGTAAAGCTTCACAAGCCGGTTCAGGCCTCGCAGTCAAAACGTGTTGGGGGTAGACTCAAGCGCGTTCGCATTGAGTTTGTAGACCCTGATATTTTTCTGTCGGGCTTGTGGGATTAAGGCTTATAGATTCTATAAGGAGTCAAAATGTTTTTTCATTCTGAGCATGGTTTAGTGTGGAGCCATACGCGCCAGCAATTCTCACGGCTAGAACGTGGGGAAGGTTTTGGTTGCATCAAATGGCGAGACGTTTCCAATATTTTTGATTGGATTGTGCGCGAGGGTAAAAGCTATACCATTTATCCGCGCATGAAATTGGATCGCGATATTGTCGGGTTTATTGTCGCCAATTATCCTGACTATGTTATTGAAAACAACGCAGAATTTTTTGAGCGTTTGGGCTTATAGATTCTATAAGAGCTTATAGATTCTATAAGAAATTTACAGGGGCTTCGGCCCTTTTTTTTGTGGAGAAAAACTATGCTCTGGTTTTTAAAGATAGCACACTTTTTGTTGGTTTGCGTAGGGTCTGCGACTGCTGTTTTTGCTGTCCTAATAGATTCAATGTTAGGCCTAAGCTTTTGTATTCTCTGCGTTTTTGGTTCTGGTTATTGTCTGCATTATCTGATTCAGATAGAAGTAGATAGCGCCAGAGAAAATTATTTTTTATAGAATCTATAAGGAGATTCAAATGGATAAATTTAGCCTTCAGGTTTTCAATACCGACTCAGGCATAAGAAAATTATATGTCTGCGACAATGGCTGGATGCTCTCAGCAATACTCAATCCATCCCGAAAATTTATTGATGTTGATTGGGATAATCACATTATAAATCATGAGCCGAATATAACTTGTCACAGTTATGGGGGCGATGAGGGTCTGTGGGAAGTAGCTTTGATTGGGCCTACTGGTGACATACGCTATGACACGCCCGTGACTGATGATGTTCTTGGTCATCTCACAGATGATGAGGTATTAGACCTTGCCGATATTGTATCTGGCTGGGAAACTGAGACTATCATAAGCACCAAATATGTGGGGCGTACTTGGAAGCGTCGCGCCCTTCCCGATAGCTTATAGAATCTATAAGGAGATTCAAAATGTATGAAGATGAAGTAGTTTTAGAAGCCGATGATGCTGTCGAGCAATATGATGATATCGACAGCGAATCACCGCTTGACTTTAATTAAAAGTAAATTTAGTATCTCAAGTGGCTTATAGATTCTATAAGCTTTTTTCGTGTAGTAAAACCAACTAAGGAGACAGCAATGTCTAATGTACTTTCGCTTTACCCAACTCCCGCTGTTTTTGACGGGACTCCTGAAATAATTGATTGGCCCGTCGAGACTCGACAGCTAGGCTTTTTGGATGATGATGGCGGTATTCATTTTTCCAATAAGGTTGCTGTCATTCGCGGCGATACAATCGACACGCCCAACCCTGTTATCTTAGGGGTACACGGCGAGAGCTACAAACCTGTTGCACCGCGAGAGCTTTTGCAGACTCAGCGCGAGATCATTTTGCGTAGTGGTCTGAACACCGATGGGATTGTTGAGAGAGTACAAACATCCCACCAAGGTGCGGCTACCTTTATTACCTACAGGTTGCCTGAGCATACTTACACTACGCCTGACGGTGACACGGCTTGCCTGACTCTGCTGGGTGTAACATCGCTTAATAGTACATTCTCTTTCATCATATCGGCTGGCGCTAATCAGTGGGCCTGCATGAATCGTCAAGTATTTGTGAGCGGTTCTGCGGCTTTGTTCAAGGCTAGGCACACCAAAAATCTAGACATGAAAGCGGCATCTAGAGCCATCACCAAATCTCTAGAGGTTTTCCAGAATGAGCAGGAATTGTGGGCTGAGATGTATCGCACTGAGGTTACAGCCAAGCAAGCCATGTTTGTTTTTGCAGAGGCGGCAGGGTGTCTGGATCTGGTGCGTACCATTGTGGCTGAGTGTGGGGTGTCGTGGTCGGCAGTCTTTGACCAGCTTCCACGGCTCAATAGCTCGCTGACCTACCTTGCGAACGCTTGGAATCAGTACTCAGATAAGATGGGCCGCAATCAATGGGCTGTCTACAATACTCTAACGGATTGGTCTACTCATGCTCCAGCGGCTACCAAAAAGACTCAGGCTAACATCGCCTCAGTTAATCACAAGCGCCAAGAAATTGTTCGCAACGTGTGCAACTCCGATGTATTCCGCATCGCGGCCTGATCGGGTTGATATTGAATCTCTGGTTCAGTTTCATATTTATCTCAAGCCTAATCCAGATTACAGTGGACTAGCGCAAGAGTTAAAAAAGTTACATTTTTCTGAGTCAGAGATCTTCAACGTCCTTCACAGAGTGCGTGAAGGTTATTACTAATCAAGGCCCTTCGGGGCCTTTTCTTTTGCTTATAGATTCTATAAGGAGGCAAGATGAAACAGCGGCAAGAGAAGATGATTAACACCCATAGATTAGTCAGATCTGCAATGAATGATGAGGATTACTGCTCATTTATTCTGGATTGTCTGCACAAAGAGCAGAGCGAATGGTCTGTAAAGGACTTATATAAATTCTGGGACGATGCCTCCAAGTCTGGTGACACCGTTGAAGAATGGATCAACAACCACAGAGGAAAGTAATATGTATTACGTAGCATCTCGCAGTCAACGTGCCAACGATATGATTATCTGGCGACACATCAAAAGATTAAAGTCTTTCAAGGCTACTGATGGCGTTGAATATATCGTGGCTAAAAGTAAAAAAGAAATGCACACATCACTGCCAATCTATATTGGTGTAGGTGACAAGCTTGTGAGAACTGGTTGCTATGAAATCAATTGGCTTGATGCCTTCTTTCGATAGGAGATAGTTATGCGTACTTCAAAAAAAGATAAAGCTATTTTAGCTAGTCTATTAACGGATGTTATATCTTGTCACCACCTTCGGTTGGACGGTATAGAAATAGAAAAGCTTGTGGAGCTTATTGCTATTTACTGTCACGTTAAGCCCGAAACAATTGAAGGTTGGGAGCATATAGCATTTGATCCTGTCGAGTGTTGTTGTACAAAATACAAAAGGAGTACAGCCGATGTTGTTCAACAATGAGTGCCATCACCCAGAAGAAAACTATTTGTTTTCTATGAAGATTGAGGGCGAGAACTGTGACGTTTGGGTAGTGCAGAAAGATGACCAAGAGTTTTACAAAGGTCACTATGAATTTTGTCTGCGCTATGGTAATCGTGGCGATGAATACAGAAGTAGTTGGGATTGTGCGTGGATTGAGCGTTCCATTTCACACCACTCTAAATTTGCTTATGACTTTCCGGGGTCTGGTATCGCTCGTAACCAACTCATCGAACTCAAGAGGCGCTTGCAAGATGCAGGCTTCTGGGATCTGGAATGGAATTTAGATAGTGAAATCAGAGACTTGCGGGTGGATGTTGAACAATATAATAACTCGCCACGTTTCAAAATTATATAGCTTATAGATTCTATAAGGAGTTTTTTATGTACAAAATTCATGCAAAAGCTGTGCAAGATTACTCTAGATTATCTAGCGACAATCTTTCTGATGTGATTCTGATGGTAGTGCTGAGTATCCAACAGCCTTGGTACAGTGTGGGCGAACAGCTAAAAGATGTGAAGAAACTTGGGCGCGACTCTAGATTTATCTGGGGTAATAAGATCAAGTGCTTTGACTCGCTACAGTCTAAGAAAGATTTTATTTATTCACAGTATCTGGCAGTCCTCAACTCATCTAAGTCTGATGATGACAAGGCGCTGTCCTTGATGAATGTATTCCTTCAGATCGACGGGCTTGGTCTAGCCAAGGCTGGCTTTGTCTGCCAGCTAACAGCGGGGCTGGTCGGTTGCATTGATGTGCATAACATTCGGATGTACAACATACCTAAAAAGGATTTGTCCTTCTCTAAGTCTATCAAGTCTAAGACATTGAAGGATAAGAAGATTTCTAATTATGTGTCAGTCTGTCACACCATTGGCACAGAGAATTTATGGGATACTTGGTGCAGTTTTCTGGCTACCAAGTCCAAGAAATTTGAGGATGGTTTTCATGTATCAAAAGTACATTATGACTTTCTTCAAAGTGCGGTAAACCTTTAATCAATTACGGAGAAATATGATGAGCAAGGCAAAAATAAAGTATCTTGAAGTTAATGCTGGCACACCTCCCAACCCTATGAATTTCAGGGGCAGGGCATCAAAGTGGAGAGATCTTTTTGAGTCTATGAAGCGCAACGATTGGTTTGTTATTCCAAAGAAAGATTTTGCTAAGACATCAGCGGCGGCTTCAACATATTTGAAAGGCCGTTATAGCCTCTATAAGATTAATGACCGCCACGACTATTGCTTAATTAAAATTCGATAAGGAAACAAAAGGTGTCATATACTAGGTTTGTTTGTTGCTTGACTGACGATCATCCAAAGGTTGTGGAGTTACCCGCATCCCTTGAGGAGCTTGATGATTGGCAGAAAGGTCGCAAGGATATTGGGGTAGCAATGCCCCAACTTTCCCCTGCGGAAATGGACTTCTTGATTTATGGTATTTTTTCTATTGGACTAAAGGAGATTAAAAATGAGCGTATTGAATAGTATTGAGTTGGCTAATCATTGGCGCGGTCATCTTAGAAATAACTGTGCGGATTCAATAAAAGCACGGCGCAGATACGCAAAGAGGTATGGCGAAAACTCTGCTCTTGCAAATTATTTTGAGGGTAAAGAGTCAGCGACTAGACAGGCCATCAGAATATTAGAATACATGGTTGAATATCAGGAGGTCTATCATGGGGACAGCTAGTATGTATGGCAATCAAGTCATGGAAGCAGAGCTTGACTGCCCTTGGATGACAACGGATGTTTTGATTGAGTTTGTACATCATGGTGACGAGGAGAACTTAGTTGAAATTGTTTCAGTTAAATCGCACGGAGTTGACATCACTAGCTGGGTCAACATTGATTATATGTTTGATCTTGTTCGTGATTACATAGACGAAGCCGACTACCATTGGTCAGATCATGGAGACTGATGCGATGGACAAAAGCCGTATAAAAGAATTCTTTATTCTTCTGCGTCACTCACCTGAGTATTTGTATGCGCTGGTGATAGTGACTTTCTTTTCTATTGGTACTATAATCGGGCAGTATCTTAAAGACGGAGGATACCTATGAGCATTGATGATGTAACACCACAAGAATGGGATAGTGTTTCAAAAAGTAAAACAGTTTATGGAAAACTTTATCACCCGGAAGATAAGCATGATGTGGTAAATAAACCAGATCATTATAACAAGGGAGCGATTGAAGCTATCGAAGCAATCAGTGCTTCAATGCACCCACAAGAATTCAAGGGTTATCTCAAAGGCAACTGCCTCAAATACCTTTGGAGGTACGAGTACAAGAACGGTGTAGAAGATCTGAAGAAAGCACAGGTCTATTTAGGCTGGTTAATCAAGGAGTTAGAGGGGGGTTGACATCTGCCTCGATCCATGCTAAAATCAACCTTTAAAGTCTTTTGACTTGGAGATACAAATTGAAAATCATACAAGGAAACTTTGATAAAAGTAATAAAAAAACTTTAAGTGATAAAGTCTTAGAAGGTCTTCAAAATCTTAGAGATCAATCAAACGATGAAGAAATTAGATACCCCTTTATTCTTATTGTTGACACTGGTGAGGAGTTGAAGGTAGTATCTGATGTAGAGATGGAAAAGTTTAATCTTTTATTAGACTTAGTAAAGCATACCATTCTCACAGGAGATTATTAATAATGTCTGATTATGATATTGAAGATACTTTATGCAAGGCTTTTGTCTTGACGTTGGGTAGTGGTATGCCCAACTACAGAACAGTGAGCGATATGATTGGTTGGATCAAGCGACAAGCCCAACTAGAGGGTGAGCGTCTGACCGAAGATTATATCTATGGCTGTATCCCGTTGTACATTAACTTTCTTTTTAATAAAGCTTAGGAGAAAATATACTATGGCTATTGTTGATGGCGTAGCAATGTGGGCATCCGTTACCACACCCAACACAACGTACACTCCGGTGTATACCGTGAACCTGATAGTATCTGATGACGTTGCTAATGACTTCCGCTCACGCGGGTTTAAGGTCAAGGACATGGAAGAGGGGCCAGCCCTTGTTATCAAGCGCAAAGTTACTGGTAAGAATGGTCAGCCTAACTCCGCACCCAAACTGATGGATCGCAATAAAGCGCCTCTGAATACCAGCGTAGGTAATGGCTCCAAGGTGCGAGTGCAGTACAAGGAGTGGGAGTCAACTTGGAATGGTACTGTCTATCGTGGCTTGGACTTTCAAGCTATGCAAGTGCTAGAGCTTGTTGAATATGCCAGCCCTGATGGTGCTGAGTTTGAGGCGCTGGATGATGGCGATGCTGGGAGTGAGTTCTGATGTGGAGATATACCCACGAAGATAAAACCTATGATGTAGAAAAGATCTCTCCAGAGGGTCAGGCGACATTTATGCTGATCGCTGATGTTCAAAAGAGAATTGAAGATCTTGAAACAAACATGACCATCAATCAGGCGGCGGCAGTTGCATTGCACCAGAAGATGCAACAGCTTCTTGTTGACGAGGCAATCGTAGAGGACAATGAAACGGAGGACTAAACAATGGGCGACTTTGTGGAGTACCACAAGCCCTGTCCTGAATGTGGAGGCAGTGATCCTGTCTCCATAAATTCAGATGGCACTGCTAAATGTTTTAGTTGTGGAACCTTTTTCAAGGACTATGAATCTGCAATAGGAGGCAACGTGGCAGACTTTAATAGCTTCAAAAGATCAAACGACAACGCACCCTTCTCTCAAAATCAAACCTTCTATCACGCATTAACAGACCGTTCAATCTCACTAGAGACTGCAAAGAAATACGGAGTTCGCTCAGTCAAAGACGAGTCGGGCAAGATCATTGAACACCACTACCCTGCGTACATAAACAATGAAGAAGTCGCTACTAAAATCCGTAGAGAAAATAAAGTATTTAATTGGGTCGGTTCTGCCAAGGGAACTGGCCTTTTTGGTCAGCAAATTGCACAGGCGGGCGGCAAATATATTACGGTCACTGAAGGTGAGTGTGATGCTATGGCGGCATACGAACTTTTGGGGAGTAAATGGCCGGTTGTATCTGTTAAGAATGGAGCGCAAGGTGCAGTCAAAGATATTCAAGAAAATCTTGAATTCCTTGAATCGTTTGATACGGTGGTTATTTCTTTCGACAACGACAAGCCCGGAAGAGAAGCCTCAAAGAAAGTGGCGCGTATTATCAAGCCCGGAAAGGCGAAGATACTTACGCTTCCTACCGACTTCAAAGACCCTAACGAAATGCTCAAGCTGGGTCATCACAAAGCTTACGTTACTGCATGGTGGGCTTCAAAACTTTACACGCCGTCTGGGATTCTAAATGTCAGTGAAGAGCGTGAGAACTATAAGAAGCGGGAGCGAAAAGAATCCGTTGCCTACCCGTGGCAGGGACTAAACGAAAAGCTTGAGGGCTTGCGGCAGGGTGAGCTAATCACACTGACAGGCGGCACAGGCTTAGGTAAATCTAGTGTTACTCGTGAGCTTGAACACTGGCTCATCACCAACACCAACGACAAGGTAGGCGTCATTGCTCTTGAAGAGGACTGGCGTAGGACTGTTGATGGTATCTTATCTATTGAGGCTAATGCTCGCCTGCACATTGATAGCGTCAGAGCTAAGTACAGTGAGGAAGAAATAGATAATTTCTTCAATGTTCTTTATGACGGGCAGAACAAGAACCGCGTCTTTGTCCATGCCCATCTTGGGATGAACGATGTTGATAGTGTGTTTTCTAAACTGCGCTTCATGGCAATGGGCCTTGAGTGTAAGTGGATAGTTTTTGGGG